CAATGCCGGCGCCGTGGTCGGCACGAACTGCCTGATCATGCACCAGGTCACCCTCGGCTCGAACGGCGGCAGCGGCGTGCCGGTCATCGGCGACGGCGTCGATCTTGGTCCCGGCGCCAAATTGCTCGGGCCGATTTCGGTCGGCGATGGCGCGATGGTCGGCGCGATGTCGCTGGTGCTCGCCGATGTCCCGCCCGACGCAATCGTCTCCGGCATTCCCGCCCGCCCTACTGGCCGCTCCGCCGCTGAGGTCCGCGCCGGCTTCGCCGCCCGGCCCTAATTCTCCAGAAACACGCCGAAGCGGCTGATCTCGATCGATCCCGATGCTGTTGCGCCGGCGGCGTAGTTGATCACCAGCGCTGCACCCCAGCTGTTGCCCGCGCCGAAGCTTGCCGGCTGCCGCGTGGCCAGAAACATGCGTTTGGTGAACGCCGGCAACCGGCTGAACGTGCTGAGCGAGCAGCCGACGCCGGCGCTGCCGCACGTCAGTTCGATGCCGGCCGTGCCGCCGAGGCCGGTAGCGTTGACCACCGCCTCCATCCCGAATGCACCGGGGCCAGGCGCCGTGGCGATGAACGCCGCCGACGGTTGCAGGCCAAGGACGATCGTCGCCGCCGCGCTTGCGGTGCCCGACAGGCTCAGTCGCTGTGCGATATAGCCGTCGCCGTCGGTGACGAGCGTGGGCGCAACGACGACACCATTGCTGTCAGACACCTGCCATCCGGCTGCGACGTTCGGGCTTGCCGCGCCGTTGTGATTGCCGCCGCTGCCGGTGAACAGGCCGAAGCTCCCGAAGATGCTGCCGCCCGGGCAGTTTGCCTTGTCGAAAGCGTGCCGGAACGCCATTCGCGGCTGCCGCGGCCGTGCCAGCTGCTGCAGCAACGGTATGATCAGCGGCGCCTGCGCCCGCGCGCCCTCGGCGGTATAATGTGTTCCATCGTCGCTATAGGCGCCGACCGACCCGGCCGTGCCGCGGAACCTCACCTGCGTCGTCGATGCGCTCGCGGGATCCATCACCAGCGGCGTCACGTCCAGAAAAATCACTCCGGCGGTTCGCCGGGCGTAATTCCACAGTCGGCGATTGAAATGATCGACCGCAACCGGGCGGTCGGTGGCGTTGATGTTGTTCGATGGCGGCAGCCCCAGGATTGCGATCAGGCCCCACCCAGCCGCCAGCGTCGAGGCCGCGAACGTCTCGATGTTCGCCGCCGATGCATCCGCCTGCGCCCGCGAGGTCACACCGTCGTTCTGCCCGGTCTGGATGAACAGGAGGTCGCCGACCCGTGCCTGCACCTGCGCGGTCTGGTTCGCCACCATCTGCGCCGAAGTCGATCCGCCGACCCCGAAATTATACTTGCCATTGGCGTAGCTGCGCCCGTCGACAAACACGTCCGCCGGGTAGTCGAGCAAGGCCCAGAATAGCGGGCTGTTGCCCGGCAGGTAGCTGCTGGCCGTCGCGTTGTCGGAAGCATTCCCCATCAGGAAATCGGCGATACTGTCGCCCGCCGCGCCGATGATCGGCCGCCTGCGCCCGCTAATACCCTCCAGTAGCCGCCCCGCACGCGTTGCCGGCAGCGCGGCGTTCAGTTCGATCGTCATGCTTATGCTCCCGTCGGGGCGATCAGAATATCGCCCAGGAATGTCACTTGCTCACCGTTCGCCACTACGAACGCAAAGCCCGCAGGCGGCCCCGGCGGCGGCGGCGCGCCGCCTGCTCCGCCACGCGCAAGCACCGCTGGCGACAAGGGGCCGAGCCCCACATCCAGTCGCATCGCCTAGTATAGCGCGACGATGTCGGCCGCGGTCGTGCCCGCCGCTCGCACGAACGCGGCCCTCACCGGCAGCAGCGATCCAGACGGCAGGTTCTTGAACGCCACGTCCCCGCCTCCGCCTGCGCCCCGCAGCACCAGTGTGCCGCCGGTGCCGACGAACAAGGCCTTGGGCACGTCCGCCAGCGCATTCACATCATGCGGCACCACCACCACCGCCCGCGTCGCCGGCGCCGAAACGCTGTCGGCCAGGCTCGAAAAAGCATCGCTCATCGATCGTCTCCAGAACAGGTTGCGCCACGCCGGCCAGGGGAAAGCCGACGTGGCGCACAAGCCTCCTCACCGAAGGTGATGAAGGCTAAAACTAAGCCAAAGTACTACTTTGGCTTAAGCCGCGAAGCGCATCAGCTTGATCGCCTCCGAATTCGCCACCTGCCCGCCGATCCGCTTGGTCGCATAGAAATGGACGAACGGCTTGTTGGTGAACGGATCACGCAGGATTTGCGTCTCGGTCCGCTCGGCGATCAGATATCCCGCGCGGAAGTTGCCGAACGCGATCGCCAGCGCATCGGCGGCGATGTCGGGCATGTCCTCCGCCTCGACCAGCGGATAGCCGAGCAGCGTGTCGGGCTGCCCCGCCTGCAATCCCGGCTGCCACAGAAACGCGCCGTCCGACGTCTTGAACTTGCGGATGCGCGCCGCCGTCGATGAATTCATCACGAAGCTCGCGCCCTGGCGGTAAGGCGGCCGCAGCGCCTGCACCAGGTCGATCAGCCGGTCTTGCGGGTTCGACGCCGCGAAGCCGCCTGCCGCGCCGGAGGCGACGAACTGCAGCGTGCCGAACGGCCGCGTCGCATCCCCGGCCGCCGAAGTCGGCGCGCTGAGGAACCCGCGCGGCTTGTTGACGCCATTGCCGCCGACGAACGCGGCACCTTCAGCGCGCGCGAACTCGGTGGCGATCTCCGACGCCAGCCACGCCTCGACATCGAATGCCGCATCGTCGAGCATCGCCTGGCTCGCCGCCGGATTGGCGTAGAGCTCTCCCATCGCCGGTGCGATCTCCGCAAAGTCGGGCGTGTCCGTTTCCGGCCGCCCCGCCACTTCCGACACCCAGCCCGATGGCGTGCCGCCGGTCGTCACGAGCTTGCGATAGCCTGCGGTGCCGACTTTCACCACATTGGCGATCGCGCGGATCGGCGAGATCGCCACCAGCGTCCGATCGATCGCCGCGTCGATCTCTTCCGGCACCGCGAAGCCGCCGCCGGCCTCGGTCGTCCCGCTCATCGCCTTCATCTCGACGCCGGCGACGCCCTTGCGCAGATAATCGTCGACGAACGGCGATTTCTGCATCGACTTGGCCCCGCTCAGCGGCGGCCGCGCTGCCGCCACCGCCTGCGCATCGACCCGCCCGCGCAACTCCGCCACCTGATCCGTCAACGCCGCCACAGCATCATGCTCGCCCTCAAGCGCCGCAAACGACGCCTCCAATGCATCCGCCTTCACTTCCACCATCTCTCATCTCCCGTTGATCACGCGCAAATCCGTCATCCCGGACTTGATCCGGCATCCAGCTTCTTCTCTCTCTCGAACCAAATCGGCTCGGCCTCAGCCGGCCTCCACCGCATGCACCCGCGCCTGCGGCTGCATCGGAAACGTCACGAGACTAACCTCGACCAGCTCGAGCTCGCCCAACACCCGCGGCCGCATCCCGGCGGCGGCACGCACCCGGTAGCCGAAGCTCAGCCCGGCCACCGCCCCCGCCTTCACCAGCCCCGCCGCCTTGCGATCGACCAGATGCCCGATCACCCGCAACCCGCGCCGGTCCTCGCGCAGATATTCAATCCGCCCGATCGGACGTCCCGGCTGGTGCTGCCACAGCAAGGGCACCGCATTCTTACCCGCCAGGCTGCGCGCAAACGCGCCCGGCCGCACCAAATCCCCACCTCGATCCACCCGGTCAAAGATCGCCGCATAGCCCGCGAACCTCACCCCAGATGCTCCGTCAGCCCAAGCTTCACCGCCATGCCCACCAGCACCAGCGCCAGCCCCAGCCGCACCAGCCACCCGATCACCGCTTTCCAGGCTGATCGTTTGGCATCGCGCCACGCCTGCAGCAGTTGCCGCAGCTCATCCATGTCCCGCCGCGCGCCTGGGCCTCCCAGCCCCAGCGCATCCAGCGCCCGCTCCGCCCCTGCCTGACTCGCCTCCTCCACAAGCGCGCGCAGCGTCGCCAGATCGATCCCCTGCCGCTCCGCCTGCCGCATCAGCGAAGCCAGCACCGCCGCATCCGTCATTGTCGATGTCCTCTCGTAAACTCCTCTCCCGCCCGCGGGAGAGGAGCGTGACTTGGGTCAGCACTCTCGCTGACCCTAGTCGCAGCGGTGAGGGTCTTCCCTTCGCGCGAGCGAAGAGAAGAAGACCCTCACCCTGCCCTCTCCCGCTTGCGGGACAGGGGGCCGAACCCCACCATTTCCCTCTTCTCGTCATCGGTCAGGAAATCCGCCGCGCTCACCTGCGCCCAGAGCCGTTCGCGATCTTCCGCCCAGCGCCGGGATGCGATCGCTGTCGATCGCCAGCCGCAGCCCTGGCCACCACGCCGCCAGAGCCGCGCCCAGACCGCCGACGATCTTCTCCGCCAGCGGCAGGATCGTTAGCCGCCACAGCGCGCGGTTGGCCTCGCGATAATTGGCATAAGTCGCATCGCCCGGCAGGCCGAGCAGCATCGGCGGCACCCCGAACGCCAGCGCGATGTCGCGTGCCGCTGCCGCCTTCAACCCGACGAAATCCATGTCGGCCGGCGTCAAGCTCATCGCCTGCCAGCGCAGGCCCCCGTCGAGCAGCATCGGCCGACCGGCATTGGCCGCGCCCTGGAACGCGGCCTCCATCTCGTCGCGCAATCGGCTGTATTGCTCGCCGCTCAACGCCGCGCCATCGCCGGGTTCATAGACCAACGCCCCCGATGGCCGCGCCGCATTGTCGAGCAGCGCCTTGTTCCATCGTGTCGCCGCATTGTGGATCGCCACCGCGCCGGCCGCTGCGCCGAGACAGCCGAGGCCCAGGTAATCGTCCAGCGGATGCATCGCCTTCAGATGCACAACCCCGGGCCGCCCCAGTCCGTCCCGCGCCGCGAGCCGGCTGCGCGCCTCGCCGGCCTTGTAGGCATAGCTCGTCGGCCACCCGGCCGCATCGACCTCGACCGTCACTCGCTCCGGCCGCAGCGCGAAAAGCTCGGCCGGCTCGCCCGCGGCATCGCACAGGATCTGCACGAACGCATTTCCATGCAACAGCAATTGCGCGGCGATGCTTTCGAGCAGCGCCGACGCGGTCAGCAGGGCGACTGCCCTGTCATTCCCCTCCAGCGCATAGAGCGGCGCCCCGCCGATCCCCTCCGCCACCAGCCGCACCGAACGCTGCGCAATCGGATTGCGGAGATAGGCGTCGCCTACCTGCGCTTCATACCCCCGCGGCCACGCGGTGCCCGCCACGTGCCCACCCAGGCCGGCCAACAATGAAGGACGCGCGCCGGTACGCTCGGCCTTTCGCCCGAACCACTTCATCCTC